TAAAGAACTTCAAGAAGAAGAATTGCGTGAAAAAATAGCGCAAGAAATTGAAAATGCAGTAATTGAGGTAGTTGGTGACTCTGCTGCTACTATGCAACAGGCTGCAAGAATTGCGAGGGGAACAAAATGAAAAAGATAAAGCATAAGCACAAAGTTGATCTTCCAATATCAACATACTTTATGATGTTTTTTGGATTTGGTGTTGCATTTTTTATTTTGTTAACGATGCTAAATGAATTGGCAAAATGACTTCTGATATCAGGCATCATTGTTGGCATTGGGGAGGGTATATAAAAGATGATATCTATGAAAAATGCTGTCAATGTGATAAGATGGTATTAGAAATGGAAAGATTTATTATTGATTCTAAATGTGATAATCAGGAGAAGATTAGTGATTGATTTTATTGTACGAAGCTTATTTAGATGGACTTCTTTGCGCCTTGCCATTTTTGATGAAGTAAATTGGTATAACTCAATAGGCTTGATCTTTGAAGATAAAGAAGCTATGAAGACTGCTGCTACGTTCTGGTGGGAGCCAGATGGATGGCGGGGATGGCAAGAGCATGAAGGCAAATACTATTTTTGTGATACGCCAGAACCAACTATTGGAGATATCTTAGATATTGTAAACAGAGGGGTAGATAATGAAGCATAAATATTTTACAAGAAATGAAGATAATAATCTAGAAGAAATTCCAGGTAATATTGCAGATGATGTTATTAGACAGTATGTTGAGAGAAGATATACTGCAGCTATTATTATGGCTACCTTTATAATTGGCTTTTTGTGCGGAGTTTTAGCAAATGCACTATGATATACTATTTAAAAGGGGTAAATAATGGGAGTATGGACAGAAGAGTTAACAGATGAGCAAAAGAAACAAGTCTGGGACTTTATCGTATTTACAGTAAAAGAAATCAGAGAGCAAATTGCTCTTGATATTGAATATACCTATGAGGTTTGGGCAACACATGGTAAGGCTAAAAGTAGACAAACTAAAAAGGCTTTTATGGTTTGTGCAGATATTGCAAGAGGTCTAAATGAGGTAGTTGACGATGGCAGATCCAAATCAAACACCGCAGAGAACTAAGTGGGTATGCCCATGCAATGGGTGTAAAAAAGCACAAAAAGTAATTATAGATCAAGTTATTGAAGACTATAAAAGTTGTCCTAATGTAATTGAGGATGAAGATAATTTATATTGCTATACATACTACAGGCATGATGACTGCGTAAGAATAATGGATCTATTATATAAGATTACGAAAGATGATAAATACACCCTGCCAAAAATTAGAGAAGAAGTTGCTGAAGCATTAGATAAAATGTTGTCAGATCCTAATACAGTTGATATACTTAGAAGATTGGAGGACTAATGCAAACTGGAATAACAAAGCTCAGCAATGTTTTTACTGATAATGAGTTGGCCTATATAAATAATCTTATTAATAGTTTTGATATACCACTTAACGATGACGGTTCATATGTATCTTTTAAAGACAATAACGGTACTGGTATATGTGAAGAACTTGGAAGAATTCAAATAGGCACTTTGCCAATTTCAGACGAAATTCGTAGCAAGCTAATTTCAATTGCTAACCAGATATCAGAAATTCCATTAGAGCTAGATCATTTTCTATATGCAGAATATAATAATAAATATGGTGTTCCAGTTTTACCAGCACATTTTGACCATGACACAAATGATTTAGTGTTTGATTTTCAACTAGATAGCAATACATCTTGGGACCTAGGCGTTGATAAGGCAGTATATTCTCTTGAAAATAATTCTGCCTTAATATTTAATGCTAATAAGCATATTCACTGGAGACCACATAAAGTTTTTTCTGAAGGTGAATATGTAAAAATGATTTTTGCTAGATTCTTTAATCCAGTTGAAAGATCTGACTATTCTAATCTAGACTATACAATTAATCATGATGTTTTTAAAGAGGTTAATGAGTTTAGAGATAGTTTAAATAAATAAGGAACATTAGCTCAGTTGGTTAGAGCCCCCGACTCATAATCGGGTCGTCGTAGGTTCAAGTCCTACATGTTCCACATGAATATTGAAGATAAGATAAGAGAAGTCTTATTTGAGATTGGTAAAGACATAAAGATTCATAAGCTTATTGATGGCAATCTTATCATAGATATTGATTATGAAAAGTATGTAAAGCAAATTATGGATCTAATTAAATAATATTGTCTCTATAGAATAATCCAGTCCTATGTTCTGGAGATTCATATATTTTATATTCAGTCAATGACTTTGTAGTATATTTTGGTGCAGATGACATTTTGTTCTCATAGTCTTTTTGAATAAATAATGGCTTATCAGTTGTATAAACATTGTAAAATCTTTGGATCATTGCAAATGGCACATCCATAGGCATAGGATATTCATAAGCACAATATCTTGTAGTCCTTTTACAAGCAGAGATATACTCCTGGCTTAAATATAAAATAGCATGAGAGGATAACATATTATATATCCTATACACATCTTTATATCCTTTAACTTTTTTATATTTGAGATAAAAACCAGTATAGCTTTGCATTAGTCCCCATTGAGAATTACCAAGATATACTGCATCAGCATCGTCAGGAATCTCTATAACGGGCTTAAAGTGTTTTGGGTCAGCATCATCTTCAAGCACTATAAAAGGTGCCTCAGTTTGGCTCAGGGCCAGTAATTGAGACTTAGAAAGACCCACCCTACCATTCTCTTTGTCCTCAATAGCATCAATTCTTGTAACATTTTTAAATCCAAGGGCACCTAGCTGTTTTTCAATATGTTCTCTTTTATGCCTATCTTTAGACATATTGATATAAAAAACTGGAATTTCTAACAAGTTTATTTTCATTCTTCTCCTACGTATAGCTTATAGTAGTAGTCTATTGCAGATTTTTTAGGGAAAGAATCCTTGTCAGTACCCTCCCTATTTAGCATCTGGTTCCAAATTTGAAGGGTATGGCTATGAGCACTGCGCCTTAAAACCTTGTTACGCATTTCTGGATCAAAAATATCCTTCCATTCCCAGTAGTTAATAGGATAAAACACTTCTGGTTCTTGAATATATTTTTGCAATCCGTGCTCATATATTTTTTCTGTAACTAGCTGAGGACCTATTTCTCCCCATGTAATTTTCTTTTTATTAAAAGACTCTGATATTTCTACAAGCTCTGCAATAAAGTCAGAATCTTTTGGTGCTCTCAGCAATCCATTGGCTACTATTTTGTGGGGACCGCCCTGCATTCCAAAAAGATATTCCTTAAAACGCCACTTCTTTTGCAAACAAATATTATCTGTATCAGTCCAGGTTAATCCTGTCTTCTGAATCATTTTATACCTGAACATATCAGCAAATGGACCATATGAATTATCAGTTTTAAATATTTTACTTTCGTCTATAATTTCTCTGGCATCTAATTTATTAATACCTCTTGGAACAGCAAGGTTCATATCATAAACAAATAGATTAAATTCATGCCCATGATATATAAAAGAAGATAGGCATAAATTTTCTATTTTGCTTAGTGGTCTACCAACCCAAAGAGATCCAAACTCAGACATCGTATTTTTTAAGATCCTTTATGTGCCATAGAGACATTGTTTTATCTCTATCATGAGATTGTACATTGCCTTCAATTATTATATCTATGGGAAATGGAAAGTTGAACGGCTCTTTCTGTAGGTTAAGTCTTCTCCATCCCCCTACTGGAATATCGGCATTTGCTTCTGGGGATTTCCACATAAAGTTTGTAGTTAATAAATATTTTGACTGACTATCTATAATATTATTGATAGCTTTTTTTACATCTTTATTTGGTAGATGTACAAGGCAGTCTCGTACCATTATTAAATCTACCTTTGGCAAACTATCATTAACAATATCTATATTCTTAAATGATATATATCTTTCTCCATACCTTTTATTATTTATTTTAATAATTTTATCAACAATATCTCCACCAGTATATATTATATTATCAAGACTTACTCTACGCATCCAGTTAAAATCTCCACATGGTGCATCAAGCATTGTTTTAATATCAAGTTCTTTTAGCAAAACCTGAAGCTCTGGGATTAAATACTTAGTTTGCTCATAGTCAGATCCTGGTCCAGAAAGAGACTCTTTGCCATTCCAAGAGTTATTTTCATAATACTGAGTAAAAAGATCTTTGCTCATTATTCAAACATACCTATCTTTTTAATGTATGGCACATATTTTGATTCTGAGTCAAGATATAGGGTAGTTAAAAAGCTGGTAGCTATTGGGCAATAACCTTTTTCTAACATAGTCTTTCTTATTGGAGAGCCATTAAACATATCCATGCTATCGTCTTCAACCATTACGAACGGTATTCTTACATCATGATTATATGTTTTAACAACTTCATGATCCATTCCCTCTATATCTATATTCATAAAAAAGGGAGTCTTTTGAAAATAGTTTAGGTGTATTGATATAATATCATTAATAGTTTTAGTTGGAACCTGTGCTGTCCAACTTACATTTGTGTGCTGACTATTCTTTTTTCTTTCAGCAAACTCTGGAGAAAGCGTATTTGATGAGTCTGTATCTCCAAACATAAAAAACTCTTTTGTTCCCGACTGTGTATCCACGGCACAATTATACAGAATATCATTAGGTCTTAATTCATGAACTAAAACATTAAAGTAACTATTTGGATCTACAAGAGTCCCATACCAACCACGCTTATAAAGAAAGTAAGTATTTGACTCTTTAACTGGATGAAAAGATCCAATATCTATATAGGTATTCTGAGCAAAAAGATCCTTACCCATTAGCCAAGAAAGTCTTTTAATTACTCCATTTAATATTGAATCTTCTCCATATGAAGAATATGACTCAAAATATTCGTATCCCATATACCCCTCATTTAAAATAAGGCGGGCTTTTTATGGCCCGCCCTACTATTTATAACTAAATTACTTCTTAGCTTTTTTACCTGGCTTTGCAGCCTTAAGTGCTTCCTCAACCTCAGATACCTTTGGCATACGACCAAATGCTGGATCTTTTGGATTAACATATCTAGCTGCTACTGGAATTAGTGCGCCAAGCAGAGCTGCTGAAAGCTCTTTTGGATCTGTTACTCCAGCAATATAAAGTGTTGCTACTGCACCAACAATAGAACGACCATATGATGCTAGCATTGCTTTTTGCTTATTATTTAGTTTCATTTTATCCTCCTAGGATAGAACTTTAATTAGTATAGCATATCCAGCCCATAGGCCTATGATTCCTGCTACTCCAGAGAATACTGGAGGAGCTGGGACTGGAAGTTTGAATGCTGCGAATACTACGCCACATCCAAAACCTGTTAAAACTGATAATAATATATCTCTCATTGTCTACCTTCATTTCTTTTTTCTGGAATATCAGATGGCGTTGGAAGTGTTAGTAATGTTCCACAATCTCTGCAACTACCATCTAAAAAATATAATCCTATTTCATAATCAGATGGATCAAACTGAACCACAGCATTTAAAAATACAGATCCACAATTAGGGCATGATGAGGTTGGAATTCCTCTAGCGTCTATCATCTATATCCTCTGGCAAAAGTTTTTTTAAGTCTTCAAATTCTTTTGAAATCTTTTTAAGAGCATTATCATGAGGAGATACAACTCCTTCAACAGCAGAGCCAAAATTATTGTAGTATTCAATATGTGGATCAACTTGCTCAATAAACTTTGCTAGGCCATTTTGTACTTCTTCAATATACTGGAATGCCCAATCACGAGAATCTGATAAGAATTTAATAAAATTTTCTTTATGTATATCTGTAATATCTTCCGTAGATTTAATTCCTGATTGCTGCTCTAAAGCTTGATTAGTAAATATAAGTTGTGCTGTTACCTTTATCGCCTGTTTTAGTTTAAATAAAGACCTAAAATAGAGAACTGCAAAAGCTATGCTCATTACACTAAAAAATACTATTAGCATTTGCTCTATTGTGAAACCCATCATTTTATTATACATTAGCGACCTTCCTTTGTCAAACCATAATATTGTTTAAAATCAATTCCTATAAAATCTTCATAATCCTTTAATGATCTTATATTGCCTGCTCCGTATATTCCAGTCTCTATACCACATAAAACCTTCTTCTGTTTTTCTCTAGATATATTTTCAACTTCTGCCCAAGATATTTTTCTAATATTAATATCTTTCCAAATCTTTTTGTAGTCTCCACGAAAATAAAAATGATAGCAAATATTTTTACCTGGAGAATAGATATCCCAGCCTCTTGTCCATGCCCTCATAGCAAAACAGATCTCTTCACCAAAAAAGCTAATCTCTGGATCATACGGCACTTCTTTAATAAGAGAAGCATCAGCAAAAATGAATCCACCTAAGACCGTACTTGATAACTCTGGATTTAATCTTTCTTTATCTTCAAACTCATATCTTTCTGCAGTCCATTCTTTTCTTTTGTTTATAATCGGCTTTTGTCTTGTTGGATATGGTAACTGCTTCTTGTCATTTTTTACTATTGATATTCTTTTATTAGACTCTACATAAAAAGGTGGCGGAAAATATGAAAGAATAACTTTATTATTATTAGCAATATTCTTAGCCTTATATAGTTCAGCTATAGCAATATCATCCCATCCATCTTCAAATATGGTATGAGAATCAATCTGTAAGAAATAGTCTTGACCATCATATAGTGACATAGCTATATCTCTAGCAAATCCAGCACCCATTGCATCTCTAGGATGCATTATAAACTGTGAAATATTTTTGTATTTAGATAAATCTGGTATATCTTTTTTGAGATCCTGTATAACTAATCCAAAATATAGATCATGTGGTCTATTAGCTTTTGATATGGCTGACTCAATAGTTTTAATTAATATTGGATCACGATAACTTGCTATTGATATAAATATAGTCATGATACATGTGTTGGCCAATAGTATTTACAAGGCTCTTTGCGGTCTGGACAGCATGGAGCATTGTATGGACTATCTACTGCATATTGAAATCTCATATAGTAAAATGGATCTTTCTTAAATAGATTTGCTTTATGAGTTGTAGTTATACGCATCATTATATGATTATCTTGTGTCCATTGTGGTAAGCCTTTACCCCATTTTTTACTATACTGATCTCTTAATTCATTTAGGTTTGATAAATTTTTATCTATCTTAATACCACGACTTGAAGCCTCTTTAGCCATAATATTTGCGTAGCTAAACAACGCATGTTCGTGACCCTTCCACATCAGAGCAGCTGGATGATTACGCCAAGCTCCAGATGGAGATGCTCCAGACAATACCTTAAGTATTTGATATGACTCAAGTATCTGCTTATTTAGTCGCTTAGAATCAAGAATCTCAGCACATTCTGAAATAATTGATGATGGTAAAAATGTCTGCATTATTGTAGTGGCTCTCTTGTTACTAGCACTATTGCACCTTCCATTTCCAAAGCTTTCTTGAGTTGGGTAACATATTTAATAGCCTCAATCTTTTCATCATGAGTCATATTAACGAATGACCTTTCACTCAATTTTATCGTAAGAAAGTGCTCATTGTCAACAAGGTTTACCCCAAAATTTTGGGGAGGAATAATGGAATGAAAAGCCCTACGCATTGCATCTGTATACATTACTTATCCATTGTTAGTGACTGCCAAGCATAAAACCAATCTTTCTTAGTCTTATGTTTATTAAATTCTTTTGAAATCTCTCCGCCTTCTAAATAAATACCGCCCCAAACTCCCCATTCTTTTCCTGAAATACCTACGGCAAAGCAAGTTTTTGCAACAGGGCATGTTCTACATAAAGAATCTACAAAGTTTCTTGCATCTTCTTGATCTTCATATATATCAAAGAACATATTTGTATCAGAGCCAAGACACAGAGCCTCATCTTTCCAAAGATGCTGCTGCATTATTATCCCCTATATTTGTTTGGTATGTCCCAGCCATTGCGATTAGGAGAATATCTTTTGTGTAAGTACCATTTATCTTTTATCCTGATACCCTTTGGTGATGTTTTAGCAATATCTGCCTCTTTAAGATCTATTACATCCCATCCATCCCAAATTAAATTTTTATTTTTTGACACAATTTTTTCCATTGTGTTCAAGCTTTTGATAATCATTGTTACCCCTAGTACCTAAATATTCCGACTTCTACATTTTTTAATTCTGCTTCAGCAACTAGCTTTGATGTTTTCTCTTTTGGATTACTCAAATATGCTAGATAGCTAATCTGGTTAATATTTTCATATAGCCATGGCAAACTTACTTTGTAGAATTTAATTTTTTTACCACGAGACTTCATTCCTCTTTCAGAAAGGTTTGAGAATTCTGAAACAAACGAGTTAATTTTTGCAGGACCAGCTGAATAAATAATAAATTCAGGATCATCTTCTTTCATTGAAGACAATGCAACTCCCATGGCACGAAGAAAAACCTGGTAGTCACTAAAATCTTTACTACCTTGAACCGCCACTATCATTTGTATTCCCATCCCCTAAACTATCTAAAATATAGAACATTTTTTCTATCTCTGATTTAGATAAAGCACTTGTATCAATAGGCTCTGCTGTTTCTGGATTAAGATTTCCATCAACAAACTTAGCTTTATAAAATACATTATTAAGAACCCAATATGCTTGATCATCTACAACCATAACATTAACTGAATTCTTTTCTAGCATTTTATCCATTTGTGTTTTTTTATTAACACTTTTTACTGTATCAGTTAGGATTGGTTTTAATATTTCACGAATATCGCTTTGGCGATAGTTGCCTATTTTTAAAACTCTTCTCTCTACCTTTTTCAGTATTAATATTATAGAACAAAAAGATAGCAATGTCAAGCACAAAGGAACTATATATTCCATGCTTTACCCCCTTTTGTTACTAAATGCACTACCTTCCCAAAGCTTTTCTGCTTTTTTCTTTTCACGTTCAACTATTGATCGTGACCAAGAAAATCCAGCATCTCCGCCCCATGCATCCCACATGATGCGACCATTAGAAGGGTTACTAGTATTATAGAAGTCTTTTCCCTTTTTGTCAACTTCGTGACGAGAAAAGAAAGAATACATACGCTTTACTGTATCAAGTGATAAACCACGACCAGCTACAATATCTGTAGCACGACCCCAACCAACAGGAGTTCCAGCACCAGTAGCTTTGCCCTCTTCCTTCCACTTTAATGCACGACGTGCAGCAGCTTTCATACCAGCTGTAGGCGTGTAGGTATCTGCTTTATGAATATCAGATGGCTGAACTATATTAATTCTTGGCATCTTTTTTATATTCTCCATATTTTCCAAGCACTGCTTTAACAGTTCCATCTTTTCTAAGACGTACAATCATTCCATCTTTAATCTGAATTGGATTAAAGCCATGATGCTTTTTATATTTACCGCTTGACATTATTTTGAAAACGGATTCAAATCAAATATTGATCCGCCCCACATAGTTTTACGCACTCCTGGCTTCCAGTCTTCTGGTAGCATGTCAACTAGTCCTAGTGCTCTTGCACGACGGATAATATGTTCTTTAGCAGCCTGATAGCTCTTTGCACGTCCAACAGATTGAATAGCGTTTCTTAAATCTGTAGCATTTGCAATTGGGAATGAGCCATCTGGCATTGCTGCACCTGTTCCAGCCATTCTTTCACGAGATGCTGTTGAATAATCACGCTTTTCTGTTTCATCCATTTTATATGTTCCACCACGACGCTTATATTCTTGAACTACCCAAGCATTTGCAACTGCTGATGGATATACATCAAATTTATCTTTTGCTTCACGTAAAATTTGTGTATAAAGTCTATTATTGGCTGGTTCGCTGCCACCACGTCTTGGCTTAATCATTTCACCATAGTTTGGTTTTGCAGCTTTATCCATTCCAGGCATTGTGTTTGGCTCTGGCATTAATTGTCCATCAACCATAATTGCCTCAGCATCTAATGGTAGCGGTGCAATTTTTGTAGCTTCTTCTGCTGCAACAGAAACTAAATACATAGTTTCTTCCCAATACTGTCCATCAGATTCAAATTCTAAAGTTCTTACAACAAGACCAGGATTTTCTGCAGATGTTTCAAGATAATATTCTGATCCAGGCAGCCCTGATGCTCCTTCTAGCATTACATGCTCTACACGGCCAACATGAATTTCATCATCACAAGAAACAATAACAAAGTCTCCTTCTGCAAATGATGCTTTTTCTAAATCTTTAATTTCAATATACTTTTCAGAATTTACTGATGCCCAAATAGCACGAGCCTGTGCCGATGCTTGTCCTTTTGTTTTATGGCATCCATGAACTGTGCCATCTGCACTCACTGTTGGATAGCCTGAGCATCCATATGAACCCTTTTTACCAGCACGGTATCCTCCCGCTGGCTTACCTTTACCGCCTACTGGCATGGTGACCTCCTGATCAAGATACATCCATTATATCAGATCATTTTTCTAAGAGGATTCTTTTTATCTCCATTATTGAGAACTGATCTGCCTCAGATAGCTTTGATATTTCTGCCTTATCAAAAGCCTTGTGAGCTAATCTTACTGTTGGATTATCATCAAAAAGATCCATAACTATAAAACCTTTTTCCCAAAGCCCCATAAGTTCAGCATTTACATGCCTCATATGCTCTTCATAAAGTTCTGGAAGAACATGCTGAAGCTTTGGTGTAAAATTATATAAAGGCTCTCCCTTATCAGATATACCCGCTGGCTCTAAGGCACCATTTAATACTAGATAGTCTATCATAGCTTGCTCCTCCCTATCCATTTATAAAGTCCTCTAGATCTTCCTTTGTCTTTGCACCAGTTATTCTGCTTTTTTCTATACCATTATCAAACAAAATAAAAGTTGGTACAGACTTTATTGCAAAAGACTTAACTAACTCTGGGTTATCATCAACATCTATAATTTGAAAGCCAGCAGTAGTTTGTTCACGATTAAGCTCTTGTACGATTGGCCTAACCTTCTTACATGGCTGACACCAGTCAGCTGTAAAGTAATAAACTGTTTTCATTGGGTATGTCCACCAACCAGTCTATTCTCAACTAGCTTTTCTCTTTCATCAATAATCTCATATGCAAACTTCATCATTGCATCATAACCAACAGCATTATCCATAATCTTATTATAGTGATGTGCACAGAATAGTAAATCTCCAGTTACCCCAACTACCTGAACAAAAGCTTGTGCAGAACATTTATCGCATCTATCTGCAAGAGTTAGCTGCCATTCTTTTTCTTTTACAGTAGGATGGTTCTTTGTGTCGGAGTTCATAATCATATTATATCTCTACTTTCTATGATCTGTTGAATAGAAGCCGTTACCTTTAAACTGTATACCAAAGTTAGCGTAAACACGAACTAATGTCTTATTGCAAACATCACAAGTATACCCTGGGTCTTCTGCCGTAATAGATCTGCTTTTAACATATCTAGTTGCACATGACATACAATCATATTCATATGCAGGCATTACTTTATTCCTTTTCCGAATTTAACCCATACTCTCTCATGAATAAAATATCCTATGGCTTCCCACATGATATAGATTAGCGCTCCAAGAGCTGCATACTCATATTCCCATTTTCCAGTTGCTAGATATACTCCAACTGCGAGAACTCCTGCTACTCCAATGAGGTGGAAAGTTTCCCAGCTCAAAGTTTTTAATAAACTTCTTTTTGTTGATTCCATGTATTAATTATACCCTATGCTGTTTTTGATGTCAACCTAAAATGTGTCCTTATTCTGTGGCAGTTTGCACATACAACTTCACATTTTTCTATTTCTTTTAGTATTGCTTTCCAAGAAAATCCATCATGAATCATTCTTGAAACATTATATTTTTTATCTCTAATATGATCAAAGTCTAAAACTATATGATTATTTTCTCCGCAGTCAACACATCCACTCGCTTGCTTAAGCTCAGCGAGTCTTTTCTTATACTGCTGCTTTTGTCTGTGTGCTAATTCTTTCTCAGTCATAGCACTTATATTATATATTAAGTTTTAGGCCCCGCATGGGGATTCAAGCACGATGGCCCGATTTATATAAAATGGGTAACTAATCCATCCTAAGGCCCATGCGGGGTATTCTATTGTACTACTTGATTTTAATTGACTTAGGCTTCTTTTCTTCTGGAACAATACGCTCAATGTTGATATGTAGCATACCGTCTTTCATTTCAGCGCCTACTACTTCCATATATTCTCCAAGAGCAAATGTTCGTGTGAACTTACGAGCAGCAATACCCTTGTGAACTACTTCAGCCTCTGAATTCTCAGCTGTTTCCCCCTTGATAATTAATGTTCCATTATCTACAGAAACATCAATATCACTTTTTGCAAATCCAGCGACAGCTAGAGATAGCTTAAAAGTATCATCATCTACCTTAACTAGATCATAAGGTGGATAATTTGTTTGACGTGATGCTAGTTGAACATTGGCCAATCTTTCCATTTCACGATTAAAGCCAATAAAAAAAGGATCTTTGAATAGATCCCATGCAAATGAACTTACCATTTTATTCTCCTTTTCAGCGAGTTCTATTTATGTACCCCCATTTGGCAGGTACAAATACATTATAGCATATGATATAATCAAATATGTGGGTATTGATAAAAAAGAAACTATTTTTATTCCAATTGCTGCCTGTACTGAATACTTTATTGAACACACAATAAAAAGTGCCTTATCTATGGCTGATTATCCAGATAGGATATTTTTTGGAATATATAACAATATATTTGATAAAAGCTATAGTCTTCTTGACAATGACTTTATCACTAGTCACCCTAATATATTTTATGTAGAAGTAATTTCTACTGAGGCATTAGGTGTTGGATTTGCCAGAATGTCTGCCTCACTATTAGTGACACAACAACATGACTATATCTTTCAAACAGATGCACATGCTATGTTTAGTAAAAGTTGGGATACAATTTTTATAGATACTTTTTCAAAAATATCTAAAAATAATAATACTGATAAAATTATATTAACTGGTATGCCTGGACTTTCATGGTCTTATGAAGAAAATAATATAGAAAAAATATTTGCAAACAATACTAATATTAATGACCTATCCATAGAAAGTTTTTATGATAATTCCTATGCAACTGAATATAAGTTAGATAATGGATTACCAGATTTAAAGTTTGATGGTTATCAAAATAATATATTTAATATTAACAATTTAGGAAGGCCAATAACCCATTCAGCTAATAAGTATATTAATGGTGACTATGAAGAAGTTAATTGCATTCACGCTACAATAATGTTTTCCAAATATAATATAGTTAGAGAGATTTTGCACGATCCAGAAGATCCTTTTCATGGAGATCAAATAAATTTTGCTATTAGAGCAATTAGCAGAAACTATAAAATATTTGCAGTAAAACAGCCACTTATGATTTTATTAGGAAAAACAAAAAATAACAATGGAAATATTGAAGAAATTAATGACAAATATAACTGGAGAGCAATTAACAATAAAAGTAATAAATATCAAAACAATAAGTTTATAGTTTCAGAAAAAAATTATGAAGCTATAATCAATGGCAAATATTTTGGCTATTGGGGAGCACCAGATAAGCAGTCATTAATATATGCTAAAGGCAAAATGGGTTATACAAAGAGCCCCCCGTCAGGATTGAACTGACGACCTTCCGCTTACAAGGCGGATGCTCTACCACTGAGCTAGGGAGGCAATATATAGGTGGCACAGAGTTACCATGCCACCCATATTTTATAGTTGTGGTGTTACTGTTATTGTCCTAATATCAAATCTATCAGAATTCATAACATTAAACCATGATGTGGCGAAGTCAATCAAGAACTTCTCCTTAGCATCATCTGATGCATAAACTTCTGCTAAAGCACGAAGCTCAGAGTTTGATCCTATAATAAGATCTACACGTGAAGCTGTATGCTTAAGCTTGCTATCTTTTGTGTATCCATGGAACTGGTTGGCATCAATCTGTACCCAGTTTACATCGTCCTCAAGTAAGTTAACGAAATAATCGTTGCTTAGCTTTTGAGTATCGTCTGTGAATACTCCATTCTTTGAACCATCTGTATTTGTATCAAGAACTCTTAGGCCACCAAGAAGAACAACCATCTCAACTGGCTCAAGACCAAGAAGCTTTGACTTCTCTACTAAAAGAAGCTCTGGAGCTACGTTTACTCCATGCTTGATAAAGTTTCTGAAACCATCTGCGATTGGCTCTAAAACTTTAAATGATTCTATATCTGTCTGTTCCTGTGTAGCATCTGTTCTACCTGGAATGAATGGAACATGTAATCCATATCCAGCATTGCTTGCTGCTTTTTCAATTGCAGCAGATCCACCTAGAACAATAAGATCTGCTATTGATACTTTTGCACCTGAAGATTCAGAATTAAATTTATTCTGAATATCCTCAAGAACTTTTAAAGTCTTATCTAAAGACTTAGTATCATTAGCTTGCCATGAACGCTGTGGCTCTAGTCTGATACGAGCACCATTTGCTCCACCTCTTTTATCTGTTTTACGGAATGTAGAAGCAGAAGCCCACGCTGTCTTAACTAGATCAGAGATTGATAAATCTGATGAAAGAATTTGCTCCTTCAAAGCATCAATATCTTTATCAGTAATCAATGGATGATCAACAGCAGGTACTGGGTCTTGCCAAATTAATTGTTCCTTTGGAACTTCTTTGCCAAGATATCTAACAATTGGACCCATGTCACGATGTGTTAACTTGAACCATGCACGAGCAAATGCATCTGAAAATGCATCAAAGTCTTCTAAGAATTTTCTTGAAATCTTTTCGTATTCTGGATCAAATCTAAGTGCAAGATCCGCTGTTGTCATAACAGGAGCGTGGAACTTACCATCAATGTGAGCATCTGGAACTAAGTTAGCTGCAGACTCATCTGTTGGAATCCATTGAGTTGCCCCAGCTGGACTCTTTGTTTGCTTCCATTCATATTTAAATAGAAGCTTAAGATATGAGTTATCCCATTTTGTTGGAGTAGGTGTCCATGCACCCTCAATACCACTTGAAATTGTGTCTGCACCTTTGCCAGTACCAAAAGAATTCTTCCATCCAAGTCCCATTTGTTCAATAGGAGCACCCTCTGGATCTGGACCAACATTCTTAGCATCACCAGCACCGTGCATCTTTCCAAATGCATGGCCACCAGCAATAAGAGCGACAGTCTCTTCATCATTCATCGCCATACGTGCAAATGTTTCACGAATGTCTTTTGCTGAAGCAACTGGGTCTGGATTACCATTAGGGCCCTCTGGATTTACATAAATCAATCCCATCTGTACTGCTGCTAATAGACTTTCTAGTTCACGATCTTCAGAGTACCTATTATCTGCAAGCCATTCTTTTTCGCTGCCCCAATAGGTATCATCGGCTTCCCAAACATCTACACGACCTCCACCAAAGCCAAATGTTTTAAAGCCCATGTTTTCAAGAGCGACATTGCCTGCCAAAATCATTAGATCTGCCCATGAGATCTTCTTGCCATATTTTTTCTTAATTGGCCAAAGTAGACGACGTGCTTTGTCTAGATTAGCATTATCTGGCCATGAGTTTTGTGGAGCAAATCTATGAAGACCTTCTCCCGCACCACCACGACCATCTGTTACTCTGTATGTTCCAGCACTATGCCATGCCATACGAATAAATAGTGGACCATAGTTACCATAATCTGCTGGCCACCAATCTTGCGAAGTAGTCATTACTTCTTCAATATCACGCTTTAATGCATCAAGATCTAAACTTTCAAATTCTTTTGCATAGTCAAAATCATAATCCATTGGATTTGATGCTGGGTGATTTTTTCTTAATACAGATAAGTCTAACTGATTGGGCCACCAATCTTTGTTATATGTACCCGCACTGTTTAGACTACTGCCCAAGTATGGGCATTTAGCTTCACTCATTTATTTCTCCTTATATATATAGGGATTTAACCCGCAGTCCTAGAGAGAATTGAACTCTCGTTTCCAGATTGAAAATCTGATGTCCTGACCACTAGACGATAGGACCAATCCATTTTTACCAGTTACTTGATTGAGTTGTAACTAGCGAATCTTTTGAAAGACTCTTAGTTGTTACAGCAATTGTATCAGCAATGATTTCATAAGATACTCTCTTATTACCATCTTTGTCTGTCCAATTTTCTTCACGCATGTTACCAACCACAACAACTTCTTGCCCCTTCTTTAGGGTATTCTTTGTGCTATCTGCAAGTGATTTCCATGCCTTAACAGTCCACCAAGAAGTATCTTTATCTTCCCACTCTCCAGTAGACTCATTCTTTACTCTATCATTTGTTGCAAGTCGCATTCTAATACCAGAACCAATTGGTTCAGGTGTTTGACCAATGCGACCTACTAGTGTTACTTTAGGATTCATAATCCCTCCTAGACTATGTTGTTTTCATCATTTGATGAGCGATCCGTATGGGACTTGAACCCACGACCTCTACCGTGACAGGGTAGCGCTCTAACCAACTGAGCTAACGGACCTCTTGCTGGCCTGGTAGGACTCGGACCTACGACCTAGGAGTTAACAGCTCCCCGCTCTGCCAACTGAGCTACAGGCCAAAATCTATTAACCTAAAACATTAACAAAATCCTTTAGGTTTTGATTTGTTATTGACTTTAAATATTGGTATGTTGCACTATAAGATCCCTTATAATTCTTAGCCCAATACGCAGACAATGCAGCTGTTGCTGGAGATGTTTGACCAAATGCTCCTGTTGTACCAATTGATGTATTAAATGACCCCAGTGCATAAAAATCAGTTTCTGGACCTGTATTAGCTAAAGGAGAAACTTTCCAACCATCATCAACAGAAAATCTGTTTACTGCACTAACTGCTACAGCTTGTGGAATACATGCTGGAAAGTTTACTCGTAATTTATCACGATTATTACCAGCTGCAAACATTGTGGCAACTCCAGAGGTAGCCAATCTGTCAATATTTGAAATTAAATTATTATGTGTAGCTCTGATTGGACAATAATTGCCTTTAGTATTATAGGCTGTACTTCCAAGCGAAGCAGATACAGATACAATATTATACTTATCCTTATTTGCTATAACCCAATCTAGAGCTCTAGTAATTGATACATCACTAAATGTACCCATAGAGCCATTATTTAATGCTCCAGCAATTCTAATAAAAATAATCTTTACATCTGGATTAACTTGTGTAGCAACCAATGCCATCATTGTACCGTGCTCAAATCCACCCCTATGAAATTGACCTGGTGCAAGATTAGCAGATCCAGGACCTTCCGATGTTGTTTTACCATTTGCACATGTGCCTGTCTGCACCATACATACCTCATAAATTAAATTATTTTTTAGTTCAGGTAAACTACTATTAAGAGCAGTATCAACTATAACAATTGAGTTTGTCTCTTGAGCTGTTGCTGGTTGCAAAGAAACAACCATAAATAACGAAATAAAAATACCCACTGCCTTTTTCATTTTTCCCCTTATTGTTCCATTATTTTTATTACAAGAGAGCAAGGATCTCCGCCCTCTTCCCACTCTACTGCTTCTTCCTCACTCATGTATGGATCGCCATCATGAGTAAAGCAAAAAGGTTCTGATACCCAGCCTCTATCTACTCCATTCTGAAGCCATATACCAAATTCTTTTAGATCTATGTCTTTCTCAAACTCTTCTTCAAACATATTATAATTTTACTACTACTTACTCAAAAAGTCAATTGGATATAAGCAATGAGGACTATATAAAATAGCAGCATCAAGTGCTTGCATTAATCTTCGCTTAGGATCTTTATAATTTTGAGTGGCATGTAAAGAACCCATTGCATAAGTTGAGCCTGAACCTATTGCATGATAGCTTGTATCAAATGAAATCATTGTTAATGTAGCAGCCTCATGCTCATACATTCTTCCCTTTACACATATTAATAATGAGAAGTCAGAATCTTTTTCTCCTGGTATGCCCCATTTATCATAAAACTTTTTTAGTTCTTCTAGAAATTTACCACGCATAAACTTATCAATATTGCCTTCTGGTTTTGGTGGTACAAAGTTATTTTGTACTATTTGTCCTTCTAAGGTGCCACAATATCCAAATAAATAATCCCCAGATTTCCAAATTTTAGGAAGGTCAGATTTCATTTGAAGAGTCTCATCTGCGATAGCTCTTTCTCCAGCCATATAGGCCTTGCCATCTTTTATTATTGCAGCAATACAAGTCACAGCTACCCCTAGATTTTGTCTTTAGTTCTAGTATACCAGCAAGATTTTAATATAGCAAATATGCTATTTTATTGACTGGCCACAGGTTGGACAGCTTTTAGGCTGAGATACGGCCTGTGGAGCCTCCTGAGAGGCTTTTGAGCCATCCTTGAACTTAGGTCTACCAAAACCCACAATAGACACCTGTACGCCCTTTTTGTTCTTTTTATAGGCACGTAGCTGCTTACAGGCTTCTCCACCATTTCTTTGGCTACCTTTTTTATTTGAAGATGTATTTCCTTCAATGCACCAAACAGTTCCATCTTCATTATCTTCAATAACAATTCCTACATGAGAAATTCTATCAACGCCATCTGATGGGAAATCAAAATAGGCTATATCGCCTGGTTCTGGATCTGCTAAATCTCCATCAATCCAAGCTCCTTTTTTCTTAAATGCTGCTGCACCAGATGGTGTATAAACAGTGTTAGGTACTTTTACACCAGCCTGATCTGCACACCACATTACAAAGGAACCACACCATGGCTGAAAATTTGCTTTTGTAAAAGCCCCATATTTTGTCTCATTATCTTTTGGACCTTCAATATATCCAACCTGAGATTTAGCTACTTGAATTAAACGAGCAGCAGTTCCTTTTGGAGCTTTTGCTGTTTCTGCTGGTACTGGAAAGTCTGTCATAATTAATCCTTATCCCAATCTAAATCTACTGGCTGCTCTGCTGGCATCGCTCCATCTGGCTTAGCAGCAAGACGTGCTCTTACAGCATCAAGCTCAGCATCTAATTTTTCTTCAGCCATTCTTATTTCAGATTCAACTTTTTTATCTGCTTGTGTATTTTTAGCATCCATTTCTTTATTATCAAGCTGCGCCTTCATAATATCTTTAGCACCACTTTGCCCAATCAATAATCCAGCAAGTGTTCCTGTAATAAATGTTGCTACTGATCCAAGCACATTAAAAAACATTTTATCATTTTCAGATTGTGCACCAATTGGCTGAGTAACAAATAAAAGGCCATAAAGAATTCCTACTGCTGTAAGAAATAAAATAGAGCCTAGTGTGATTCCCAGAATAAACTTTAATCTAGCATCTAGATCTTGTGGCGTTAATCTTTCTTTAGCCATTTGTTTTTACCCCCGTTGTTTCATTTTGTATATTAGTATTTAAATCTAGTGGACATGTTTTACTTACATCACAAATTGGTGGCTTACATTCTGCCTTTTCCCAATTAGCTGGATCCTGGCAAGGATAACGATAATGACCATCATAGCCACAACCAGTCAATACTAGGCCCAAAAGGGCTGCTGCAAATATCCTTAGCATACCCACCATTATACCAGCTATTCTTTTTCTTTACGAA